AAGAAACTCAAGAAATGAATATGACTAACAAAGTTAATATAGAATTTTTAAGAGAACAATTAGATAAAGCACTTGCTGACATCGAGGTTCTAAAAGATAAAGTTAGAGAAAACGGAAAAGGTTATTAATGATTGGTTTATTTTTTTTAGGAATTGTATTTTCAATTTTTATACTATCTATTTTAATATATGTGAGGAAATATGATTGTTGAGGTGGTGGCTCTACTTATGATTGTCAACGGAGAGATTAAGGAACACAGAATTCAGTTTGATCCTCAGACACAAAAATTTTCAATGTCGATGTGCCTTAAAGGGAAGAGAATTGCAACTCGTGGAGAGACAGGAAAAAATATACAGCACCAGTGCATAAAATCTATGGCAGAATTAGAAGAAAATATTGACGGAAGTTTAACAATAAAAAAATTAATTTTGGATTAATATGAATCTTACACGTAATTTTAGCTTATTAGAGCTTACTAAAAGCGACACTGCTATTAGAAGGGGCATTGATAATAATCCCAATGCTGATCAAGTAGAAAAATTAAAAGCGTTGTGTGAAAATATTCTTCAACCAGTACGAGATCATTTTGGCAGAGTTAAGGTGACCAGTGGATTTCGTAGTGTAGAGTTATGTATGGCTATTGGTAGCTCAGCAAACAGTCAACATGCTAAAGCTGAGGCCGCAGACTTCGAATGTCCTGGTGTAGATAACGTTGAACTTTTTGATTGGATTAAATCTAACCTTTCTCCAGATCAGCTTATCCTCGAGTTCTATACTCCAGGTGAGCCTAATAGCGGATGGATTCACGCAAGTTGGATTGAAGGCACACCAAGAGCATCTTTCCTACATGCTTTTAAAAAAGATGGTAAAACACAATACAAACCTATAATGGGAAAAGCTGCAGATTTATTTAGTGAATGAGTTTTTTTATTTACAAAGTAAAAAATTTTAAAGAACATCAAAAAAATATAATAGATTTAATTTATCGAATACCTTTAAACCCTAAAATCGACAAAAACGGAGGGGAAAAAATAAGTCATACAGATTGGAATCTTACAGATGAAGTTAGAAAAGAATATAGAGATTATATCCATGAACACATATTAAAAGATTTTTCTGCAAATTTCATTAAATTGTTAAAAACACATTCATTAGGCATTAACAGATTGTGGTTTCAAGTATATAGGAAGAATGATTTTCATGGTTATCATACACATCCTGATACAAATTTTGCTAATATATTATATCTAAAATTACCTAATAAAAATGTAATTACTAAATTTAAAATACCAAATAATGAAGATGTAAATCTAAATGTAAGTGAAGGAGATATAGTTACTTTTCCAGCTTTTTACATTCATCAGTCTCCAATCAACACAAATGATGAAGAAAAAATCGTAGTTTCATTCAATTCTAATTCATTTTTTAATACTAAGACAGATTATCACAACTAAGCTATAAATTTGATTTAAAATATGGTAATATTCAGAGAGGAGTAAATATGCCACTTACAGCTAAAGGTAAAAAAATTAAAAAATCTATGATAAAACAATATGGCAAAAAAGAAGGCCAATCTGTTTTTTATGCTTCCAAAAATAAAGGAACAATTAAAGGAGTAGTTAAAAAGGCTGCAATGGGTAGAGCAATGTTTAGACAGTCTACATCAAAAGCTCCTGGTGATGCACAATTAAAAAAAGAACCATATGTGGGCAGTTACATAAAATCAGATATTGACGGAACAAAAATATCAAATAAAAGTTATGAAAAGTATTATGGTTCAATGTTAAAAGGATTTAAAATATAATGGCTACTTCAGGAACAACAGCATTTAATTTAAATATAGATGATATCATATCTGAAGGTTATGAAAGATGTTCTTTATCTACTAATTCAGGTTTTGATTTAAAATCTGCAAGAAGAAGTTTAAATTTATTATTTGCAGAATGGGGCAACAGAGGTATTCATTTATGGAAGGTAGATCTTCATGAAAATGCTTTAGTGTCTGGACAAGCTGAATATTCTGTTCAAGCTGGTGTTAGTGATGTTTTAGAAGCTTTTATATCTTCAACAGCAGCTGCATCTAATGACGCTAACACCCAAGATGTATCATTAACTAAAATTGATAGATCAGCTTATGCAGCTTTACCAAATAAATTAGCTACAGGACAACCATCTCAATATTATGTAGAAAGAGAAACCACTCCAAAAATTTATCTTTATCAAGCACCCGATTTAAATACTTATACAACATTAAAATATTACGTCATCAAACGAATTGAAGATGCAGGTGCATATTCAAATGATGCAGACGTAGCTTTTAGATTTTTACCATGTATGTGTGCAGGTATGGCTTATTATCTTGCTATGAAAAAAGCACCTCAACTTGTGCAACAAAATAAATTAATATATGAAGATGAACTAAAAAGAGCATTAGATGAGGATGGTCAAAGAACTTCAACATATATTACACCTCAATCTTTTTATCCTGGTGGAGTTTAATTATGGCTAAATACGCAACTGGAAAAAACTCAAAAGCGATATCTGATAGATCAGGAATGGAATTTCCATATACTGAAATGGTAAAAGAATGGAATGGATCACTTGTGCATTTTTCTGAGTTTGAACCCAAACACCCACAAATTCGAAGAAAGCATAATACAGCAGATGCAATAGCTTTACAAAATTCTAGAAACATGAAATTTCAACAACCAAGTCAAAATTTTTTAACAGCTGGTGACGGTGTTTTTTCTGATTCGGGAGGAGCATCTGTTGGTGTTGCAAATTTATCACTACCAGGAGACTTTGCATTTAAAACACAAGATTTTGAAATTATAAGAAACGGAGTAACTTCGATATTACATAGCATGATACCAGAGGATCCTTCTGAACAAAATAGAAGAAGAGAAGTTCGTTCCTTCGTAGGAAAAGTGGAGGTTAGTATTTCATAATGAGTGTAACATTTTCAGATTTTTTAACACAAGTAAGAAACTATACAGAGGTAGATAGTAATGTTCTAACTGATACAATTATTCAAGATTTTATAAGATCTGTAGAATTAGATATTGCAGGTAAAGTTGATTATGATGATTTAAGAAAATACGCTACATCAAACTTTACAGCAGGTAATCGAGCAGTATCTATGCCAGGTGATTTAATCATATTAAGATCAATAGAACGTATAGACTCTGGTGGTAATAGAGAATTTTTAGAGAAAAAAGATACTAGTTTTATATCAGAATTTAACGGGACAAATGCACAAGGCTCTCCTAAATATTATGCAAACTATGATGATTTTAATATTATTGTGGCTCCAGTCCCTGCAGCAGCAGATACAGTGCAGATAAATTATATCAAAGATGCACCAAGTTTTACATCAACAAATAATACTTTCATATCTACGTACCAAGAATCCATGCTTTTACATGGTGTTTTAGCAGAGGCTTTCAGATTTTTAAAAGGGCCACAGGATATGTACAACCTGTACAAAACAAAGTATGATGAAGAAGTTCAGAATTTTGCTCTACAACAAATGGGCAGAAGAAGACGTGCAGAGTATGATGATGGAGTTCCAAGAATTAAGATTCCGTCTCCTACTCCAAACTAAACTTTAAAGGAGAATAATTATGGCAATAACAACTAATGCTATTTGTAATACTTTTAAAAAAGAATTACTTGAAGCAAAACACAATTTTAGTAACCCAGGTGGTAATACATTCAAATTAGCTATGTACACTAACTCGGCTACTTTAGGAAAATCTACAACATCTTTTACTACTGGTAACCAGGTGAGTTCACCATCAGGTTACACATCAGGTGGTAAAGCACTAGTAAACGTTGGAACTTCTATAGCTACTAACACAGCTATTACTGACTTTGCTGATTTATCTTTTGTAGGTGTAACACTTACAGCGAGAGGTGCTTTAATTTACAATGATTCTGCAACTGGTGATCCAGCTGTAGCGGTATTAGATTTTGGCGGTGATAAAACTGCAACTGCTGGAACTTTCACTATTCAATTTCCGGCTTTTACAACAAGTGCAGCAATTTTAAGAATCGCATAATTTAAAAGGAGGGCCAGGTGGCAGATATTACTGTAAATGTAACAGCCCCTGGCATTCCTACTACTTGGGGTGAAAACACCTGGAATGATGCCTCTTGGGGTCAACAAACAGGTTTAGTCACAGATACAGGTTCAGCCACAGTATCAGCAGGAGCAAATGTAAGTGTTACTGGTATAGCAGCTACAACAAGTGTTGGCTCAGTAACTTTAGACATAGGTGTTACTCTTGCAGTCACTGGTATAGCAGCTACAACTTCTGTTGGAGATGAGTCTATTGCATTAGGAATGCAACAAGACGTAACAGGAATAGCAGCAACCACATCGGTTGGAGCAACAACAATAGATGAATCCGAGTTAACTGGAGAAGGTTGGGGTAGAAGAAGTTGGGGTAATTTAGCTTGGGGTGATGCTTTTTCAGCACAAGCTACAGGTCAAGCCTTAACAACGTCTCAAGGAACTGTCACTCCTATTACTGACGTAAGTTTTAGTGTATCTGGCTTTGATCTATTAACAATTACGCAGGGAATAAGTTCTTTACAAATAGACCAAGATATAACTGTTTTTGCTTCAGAGGATCAGTTAGATACATCAATAGGTTCAACTTCTCAAACAGGACTAGCTAATGTTAGCCCATCTGGTATTGCAGCCACAACAAGCATAGGTCAAGTTGTTCCTGAACCAAGATTAGATGTTCCAGTCACAGGTATATCTGCAAGTATATCTATTGGATCAATAGCTTTAGAGCAATCTACAAACGAACCTGTTACTGGTCAGAGTGCTACGGTATCACAAGGCACTGTAACAGATTTTATAGCATATCCTGTAACTACTGCCGGATTATTAAGTGGTTCAGTAGGACAAGTGACTATCGAAGGGGTCGCAAATACTAGTGTTTCTGGTATTCAAATGACTGCGAGTATAGGTTCAGTTAATATTACATCATGGCAAGAAGTAGATCTTGGTGTAAATAATGTTTGGCGTGAGGTTGACTTAGCAGCGTAATGCATTTAAAATTTAGTAAACATTAAGGAGAATTTTTATGGCATCAAGTTTTTCGTCAGATCTTAAACTCGAATTGATGGTAACCGGTGAAAATGCGGGTACTTGGGGTGATAAGACAAATACAAACTTAAATTTAGTTCAACAAGCGATAGCAGGTTTTGAGTCCGTTGCATTAACAAATGGCGGAACTAAAGCACTTGTAATGTCAGACGCAACATTATCAAATGCAAGAAACATGGTTATTAAATTTACAGGGACTTTAACAGGTGCCTCAGTAGCTACAATACCTGACTCAATAGAAAAATTTTATATTTTTGATTGTTCAGCTGTTACAGGTGTAACTAATCTTACGATTAAAACTGCAAGTGGAACTGGTTTTACT